GGAGAAGATCCCATGTTCGCCAGCGGTGCCCCTGGGATCACAATCTCCATGACCTTCGCCGCGCCGATAATCAGCATGACAATCCCTTTGCGGCACAGTCCCTTGAAGCTCGCAGCGCTGGAAAGCTCGCCGCCAGAGAATGCCGCCAAATATCCCGTCAACACGTCAATCACCATTAAGACGAGCAGGCATCCGACCAGAGGATTCTGCGAGAACAAGGCTGACGCTTGAGCCCACAAGCTCTCGAAATGTTGCCAGTCGAACACCACTGATTCCTTCCCGGAAGTGATCGTGACTTCTGCGAACATGGGTTTTAGTAGATTCTCAGTTCGGAATGTCTCTCATCCACAGGCACCTTGCCGTTCTTCATCCAGTCTACCAGCGCGTCGAACTGCATGATAATGACTTCGTATTTCCGCAGCCGCATTTCCTCCGTCCAGCCATCGTCAGATTTCCGCTTGCCCTGGTTAACCCACTTCCACGTATTCATGTCTGCCGGCGTCCCGTCGGCGGTGTAGTTCAGGAAGTCCTTCACCGCTTGGCCATCCCCATTTCCTTGCCCCTGAGCAGCTTCACTTCCGCCCTCAGTTGCATAATGAGCCTGTCCTTGTAATCGGCCAGCTTCTGCATGTGCCTGGCGTCGTGCTCCGCTACTTCGTACCGGTGAATCGCGTTGTCCAGTTTCTCGGCTGTCTCCCGTAAGAGGTCGTTGCGCTCGTGGGGTTTGTGGTGAGTTCTGGAAACGTGTGGCATGAGCGAGTACTCCTTTTCGCTTATTTCTTCTCCCGTAAGGCGATTGCAAGTATCTGTCCCACGTCAATCCACACACGGGCCAGCAGCTCTATGTTCTTTGAGTTCCTCTTGTAACTGGCCCAGCGGTACATCGTTTCACGGTCCCCGGCATCCATCAGCGGAAGAAGTTCTCTCGGAGCCCCAGGCCACTCGTCTTGCGTGTACGGTGGCTGGTGAGGTCCATTCACTTCTTCCACTCCAGCCTCTCCACCCGGTCGTTAAGGTTCCTGAAGTCGGCAGCCTGCTTGAAGATCCCGAAGGTCAGCCAGCCTCCCCAGGCGATTGCCCCCAAGACAACCGCCACGATGAATCCTTCCTTGAGGCTGTCGCTCATGCGGTCAGAGCCTTGCGGGCTTCTTCCTCGCTCACGCCATTGGCGACGCAAGCCGCAACGAATTTGTCGGATTCGGGAGTGGCGTTGAACGGGCCAACGGCTCCCTCGTTCAGAGCCTGGATGATCGCCAGGATGTGCGGCCAGACCGCCTTGAGCTTCGGGCCAAGGGTCGTAATCAACGTCAGAAGGACTGTCCAGTTCATCGTCTGTCTCCTAACCGGGTGTTGAAACCGAAGGCGCACCAGCGTCATCGGGAGTTGACTTGGATTCGTTCAGCAGGCCCATGCCTTCGTCGCTCCATGAGTCGCCCCATGAGTTCCAGATGCGGGTGCCGTACTTGGAAGCGGCCCGTTCAATCAGCGGGTCACGCTCGGCGGATGGGAGGTGCTTGTAGCGTTCCTTGGCGGCAGCGTGCGATTCGTTGACGGCGGAAGCAGAGATAATCACCGGGTCAACAGCACACACCTCATGGCTCCACCAGTTGAGCCCGATGAACACCGGAATCTCATGGAGCAGCAGCGTCATCATGGTATCGAAGCCACGCTGCGGGACTTCCCACCACTCGGCGACCTTGAACTTCTCACGCTCCGCTTTCACGGCGTCCGTTTCGAGCGAGCGGTAGTTGCGGTCGTTGGCTCCCCAGAGAGCCGTGGTGCAGAGCCCGGTGTCGATGATGAACTGAAGCATTTCCCCGCCCCAGCCGCCTTGGTTCGCTCCACGCTTGATGACGGCGCAGCCGGACGCCGGAGAAATGTTGGCGTAGGGCTGGTTCGCTTTGAGACGCATCAGCTTCATGGCGGAGACGACGGCGTTCCCCCAGCAGTAGTTGGTGCCGTTCTGGTCGAGGGACTTGATGCCCGCCTTCGTCCGCCGCTTGGACAGCAGCCGCGGCGATTCGGTGAGTTCCTTGATTCTGGCGTCCCACTCGCTCCGCGGAATGAGCGTCGGCAGCGGATTGGCGGACGCCTGGAACGGCGGCGAACCGAACGGCACTCGCGTCCAGTCGCGGGCTTCGCGGCCCTTGCTTTCGCCCTGGGGAATCACGGGGGCGACAATGTGAGCGTTGCTGTCCGTGACGACGATTTCTTTTGAGCCAACTGGGGATTCAAACACGGCTAACCTCCGTAGCTCTTGAGGAATTGGAGCGTGTTGTCGTCCAGCGCCCGGCCAACTCTGCGACCGTCTTTCAGTTCGATCTCGACCCACGGGGCGTCATCACCCAGGCCAGCGGACGCTCGATCAACCTTCCCCTTGATGTACAGGTCTTTGAGGAACTTCAGTTCGCCAAGGAACTTCGGTTCGCCGTCGAATGACGCCGAAACGAAATCGTCGTCCCACTTCCGCCAGTTACCGGAACCAGCCTGGGCGTCTAAAAATTCGTCCACGGCGGTATCCACCGCTGGCTTTGGCTGGGGGAGCTTTGACCACTCCCAGATAAGCACCGCCGCCTTGATGCCTACTGGCGGCGGCGGTGGGGTAGGGTCCGGTGGAACAGGTCCTGGTCCCGGTGGAACCGGCTGCGGTGCCACGCCGCCCAGGACTACGGCGAAGGTCTTAACCTTGAACCCGTTGACCTTGATGACCGTGTATCGGCCTGGAAGCCCCTCGAAGTAGCAGCCGAGATAGCCCTTGGTATCGTCGCCATCGAACGGCACGGCCGCCACTTCCCCTTCGGGGGCAATCACGGCCCAGCCCCCAGGCGTGTCGTCCCGAACGACTCCTACGGCCTTCCCAGCGGTCGGCAGGACTTCGGCACCAAGCAGGGCCAGCAGGAGGAGGATGTTCATGCACGTAATCCTAGAGGAACCCCCGCCAGCATAGCAACTGGCGGGGGTAGAGGTTCCCGAGCGATTAGTACATCTGGGCTGCGCCCCACCAGTCCATCTTCAGGGTCAGCGCCGCGTTTCCGGCGATGTCCTTGATGCCGATGACTGGAGCCATCGGAACCGAGCTCGTGGGGAACGTGGCCGCGGCGATTTCCGTCGCCGTCAGCCTCGCCGGGGCGATGGTTCCTCCGGGCATGACACCGTTGACGTAGTATTCGACCGTCTTCGGGTGAGCGCGATACCGGAAGCCGAGCCTCACGTAGGTATCCGCGACCATCGTGTGAAGCGTGTCGAGCTTCGTCTTCGTGCTGCCGTCCTGAGCAGTCTGGGAAGCGGCCTTGTAAGCCCCGTCCCAAGCTGCGCCTTCGGCCGACAGATGCTGGAAGCCGACGCCCGAAAACGTCGTCGCCAAGAGCCCGGTCGTGTCGGCGAAGATTTTGTCGGTGATGCCGGCACCATCGGTGGAATCGGCCAGCGCCAGCCCGGCAAAGATCGACCACTTCGCAGCGGTGATCGCCGAGACCGCGAAGCGGCACTCGAAGACCAAATCCTTCGCCACGTTGAACTGGAACGGGGCAGCGATTCCACGGCCCCACTGGAGGACCGCTTCGTCGTTGGCCGCGTTGCCGTCAATCGACAACTGAAGGATTCCCTTCTCCGTCGCCGTGTCCACGATCTGCTCGACCGTGCAGCCGGCAGAAGCCAGCTTCAGGTACGGAGAAATCAGGGTCGTCGTCGGCACAGTGAAGAAGTTGTCGAAGAACCCGAAAGACGGATTCCCACTCTGGTCAGGCGCACTTGATCCACCAGGGAGCAAGAGCGTCGGAGGGGCGAAACCCCGCCACAGGGTTCCAGAGGGCAATCTGGAATCGAAGTCAGTCATGGTCGTATGCATCGTCAGTACCTTTCAAAAAGAGCGGGATTACCCAGCCAAGGGTGGGCGTTGTCCCTGAAAACCTGGAGCGGCGAAGTTGCCGCCCCAGGAACAAACTCAAAAGTGCAACAGTGTTGCACTACTTCACTTACGTGGTCTCGGTCACGGTTTCGGTGCAGTAGCCGCGGAAGTTCCCCCGGCGGTTGAAGCACACGAGTTGGAGCGAGTCGTCCATGCAGCGCACGCGGACGTTCGACATGTCGGGGTGCTGGAACGCCTTCCGCTTCCGCATGTGGCGTCCGGGCTGGTAGAAGCACTTGAACGTGTCCCAGTTCACACCCAGGATGATTCCATCCGTGCGAGCGTTCACCGAAGCGGCGCTCGTCCAGGCCGGAATCCAAACCATCGGAACGCCCCGGATATAAACCGCGCCGCTGTGTGCAGCCAGGTCGTCTCCGATGTTGTCGTTGCCCAACTGCAGCAACTGACGCGCTTGCGCGATTCGGCTGTGCGTGGTCAACAGTTCCCACTTCGGCCGCTTCTGGGCCACGACGTCGGGCCGCTCGACCGGCGGCTGGAAGTAGCACATGTCCATCGAATTGATTGTCTTCTCGACGAAATCGGCCCGATCAACCGTGGTGTAGGGGAACGTGCGGTTCCGCCACTGGTCGTAGGTAGTCGGGCTGATGCCTCCCACTCCCACCGATCCCCAGCCGAGCGGAGCGTAGCCGTCGAAGCCCTCTTCCGAGTTATTCTCGGTCGTGCTGTCGTCCGTGGAAGTGATCCAGTGCAACAGGGAGAGAGGCGGGAACGGAGACTGAGCCGGATCTGACGGTCCTGCACCGAACATCTGGTCTTCCATGTTGGTGTAGAACGACGTCATCAGGTCGCGTTCCAGCGACTCCAGATAGTCGTAAATCTGCTTCCCGCCGGTCTGGAAGATTTCCTCGTCGATGTCGTAGTGGTAGTTCGTCGTGGTCATCGACCACTTCGACGAACCTTCACTGAGGACGTTCACGCGGTCAGAGCTGTCCCGGTGATAGAGTCCGACAACTTGGAAGTTGTCGTTCGTCGCCACCTTGATCTTCCACTTACACTGCGAAGTGCTCATGGTGTCCTTCTTCAGGTTGCCCGAGAAGAGACGGGAGGCGAATTTGTATTCCTGAAGCGGGAGCGACAGGTCCTGGGCCGCGAGACGGTCTTCACCAGCGAATTTCTGGTGGATACCTGCTACGAAATCGTCGATTTGTTCAATGCCAAGAGCCATGAGCCGGAGTCCTTATTAAGACCCGGCAAGTTCCTTGTAGCGACGGTCGGCTTCTTCCCGGGGATCTTCCCGAGGATCTTGAGGACGGGTTGCCCCACCCCCTTGCCTGCCGTTGCTCTGCTTGGAAATCTTGCGGGTACGGTTTTTGAGGTTGTGTTTGTCGAATTCCGAGGAGAAGACCATTGGCGCTGCACGGCTGACTAGCGTTCCCATTTCGACATCTCTGCCGAAGGTTTTGTAGCCTGCCTTCAGAACCATGGCCTGAGCCATAACCTCTTCACGCTTCTTCAGCTCGGCCGGCGTTTCCTTGCCGGTCACTCCGAACAGCTTGGGCATGTCGAGTTTGTCAATCGCAGAGTCAAATTCAGTCTCCTGCGCCTGAGCGTCCACCTCCAAGAGGCGGGCTTCCAAGCGTTCGAGACGGGAATCGTAGTGGTCACGAATCCCTGTAATTTCATCGACGATGGCTTCATCGTAGACGTCCTTACTCAACTTGATCTCATACTTGCCGTCCGCGACTGCGGGTTTCCCCTCGGTCTTGGCGGCTGGCGCTGCTTCCTTCTTTAAGAACTGGCCCTTTTCATTGCGGCCTGTCTCTGCTTGCTCGGCTTCGGCTAATGCCTTTTTGCCTGCAACCAGAGCGCTCTTGTCGAAGAGACGCATCGCCCTTTCAAGCTCCTCGCGGCTGGCGAAATCGGCTAGTTCCGATTCCTCGATTCCATACGCGGCAACCTCGGCTTTCAAGTCGTCATCCATCCAGGAATCAGACTCCTCATCACCGGACTCCGCCTTGGCTTCCGCCTTGGCGGGCTTACTGCCGGATTTTCCCTCGGCAGGAATTTCTTTGGCCTTTTCAGGCTTGTGTTCGTTGTTGGCGTGCTCGACAGCGATTCGAGCATCGCTCTTGGGTTCCGGCTCGGTCCCGGCCCGGTCCTCAGCGACTTCCTCGACGACCTGCTCGACGTAGGCATTTATTTCTTCGCGGGTGCTGGTCTCGGTCAGTTCTGCGAGCGCCATGTTAATCTCCGTAGGAACCATCATTATCGACGAGGCCGCGAATTGCAAGCAACTCTTTCCTGCCGCGGCGGCTGGTGATCTCCAATTGGCCGTCGTTTTTCACCTGAACGCCCATAATATTATGCTTGCTTATGACCGCGCGTAACTCATTTACCTGAGATTTCATACAGCCCAGGCCGTCGGACTTCAGCGGGTCATGCTGGGAATAGGTGTTGGAAGCGAGCGCCGGGGCCTTCAGGAAGTCGTTAGTGGCCCCTTTCAGGAACTCTTCGCGGGTGACTGGTTTGCCGTTCAGGGTGTACGTCATGTTTTCGGTCCCAGTCCGCCCATTGCCTGAAGATTTCCCGAGAGTTGGTCCTCCTGCGAATAGATCGAGTACAGAGGAATGCTTCGGACTTTGAACTCTGCGGAGTGATCCTTGCCAGGGATTCCGAACGGACTTTCCTCGGTAAAAGTCAGCTTCTTAACCGGAGTATTCCCTTCGACGCCCTCGGAGTTGTCGAGAATGTGCAGGTACGCTACTGGTTTCATGCCGGCTGCTTCCTATTGAGTTGCCCGCCCGAACCGCCACCCATGAGCGTCTTGACCATCTCCGCCGAGCGATTCGCTTGGGTGCCTCCAGTACTTACATTTTTGCGCACGGTTTCCCTGGAAGTCACCGGGGATTTCGTGGCCCCATTCTGCTCTCCGCCGGGCATCATGGCTGGCGCGGCGAAGGTGATGATGCGTTTCAGTTCCGGCTTGTTCATCAGCCGCGCGATGTCGTCCAGAAGCGCTTGAGCGTCAATCGTGGCTCCCGACGCCTGAAACATCGGCCAGAGCGGGGCGATTTCGTGAAGGACCTGGAATATCTCCTGAAGGTGCTGCTGGGGTGTTTTGAACACCATCGAGTAGGGTTCCACCCGGAAATCGTAGTCCTCGAATTCGCCCAAGCGCGATTCTGGCGACCAACTTGAGTCAACCTGGATGCCACTGTTACCAACGGGAATTGACGACTGAATTTCAAGCGTCTGGTCCTCCCACATCAGTCTGCCGAGATCCAAGATGCAGTCCGCGGCGAAGTTGACCGTGGACATCCGCATGTCCGCGACGTTCTTGGAAAGCTGGCCGTGAATCAGTTCCTCCTGCCCCAGAGTCGCAGCCTGGGGACCGAGGCCACCCATCGCTTGAAGATTCCCGGCGAAGCGGTCGTACTCTTCCTGGATGAACGCCGCCGCGGCCATGTCCCGCTGGTCGATGCCGCCGACTTCGACTTGGCTGATGGACTTCGGGTCGTTCGAGCGAACCCAGGAATTCCGCTTGGCGACTCGAATCTTCTCAGCGTCATCTGCGCCAGCGGGAGCGTACACGTTCACGACGCGGTGGGCGTTGGAATCCGCTTCCATCCGGACGTGCAGCCGATTCTGCTGAAGGTGCATCCCGAACAGATTGATCGCCGGCGCAGCGGGGATGAGCCGATCAGGCACATCTCCCAGAGAGAGGAACTTGTACGGCCCAGCCTGGGAACCCGTCCATTCCCGTTCGATCAGCGGAGGCAAGTCATCTTCGACGGGCATCGTGATGATCGTCTTGTTCTCGGCAATCCAAACGTCCTGAAGCCAGATCATGTCCTTCAGGTCGTCGTCTTCGGCATCATCAACCCCGATGTCTCTGGCCGAACCGGTGCCGTCGAGAGAATCCCGTTTGGTCGGCTTAAGCTTGGCTTTGACCTTCTTGTCGTAACCCGGTTCGTCCATGACCTTCTCGAAATCGGCCCGATACCTGTGCCCGCAGAACCGCATCTTGGTTCGCTCTTTGCTCGGCATGTCCAGAATCAGGTCGTCGAGCGAAACCCTGTTCAGCCACGGCTCACCAGGGTCCAGCCAGACGTCCTCTTCGGACTCCAGAATCCCGTGGAAGCGGGTGTCGGTGTCCCGCATCATCACGCAGCCGACGCCCAGGCAGAAGAACGCATCCAGAACGATGTCCCGGAACGTCTGATCCAGGCACATGTCCGAAATCAGCTTGTTCAGGTTGACCTCGAAGCGCCGGGCGAAGGGGAGCTTCTCGACCGAGGACGTGTTCACCAGGACTTGCGGGTTGTTCGCGGCCAGGGCCGTGACGTAAATCCGAGCCGTCTGGTTGATCAGGTTGACCAGAATCTTCTCGGAACCCTGCGGCGTCGTCTGGTCATACCAGGAACCCGCGTAATGCTTGATCATGAGGTTTCGGACGCGACGATGCTTCTCGATGGCCTCGTTCGACGACTTAATCGCCTTGATGAGGCGTCCGCGTCTCTCGTCGTTGTGGAGGTCGATCATCCGAAATGGTTTTAAGATTTAGGGCCGTTTTCTTTAACGTGCCTCGTCGGTTTGAAAGTCGTGTTTAGAAGCTCATCACGTCACGAATTCCGAACTCAGGACTCCCTTCCTCCACCCTATTCAGCTCCCTCATCTCCCGCCACAGAAAACTTCCGTATTCGGGAGTTTCGCTTGTTTCCTCCGCAAAGTCAACTCTGCCATCCGCTTCCGAGGAATAAACCAGCCAGGCCACTCCCGCCGCAATGCACCTGTCACCGTGATTCACTTCCTTCGCCGCGTGGTTCTTCGTGGGAGCGTGAATGATCTTGCCGTCCTCCCATTCGTACTCGCCGCACTCCTTAATCAGCTCGTCGCTCCTGAGAATCAGCTTCCCAGTCTCCATCCCCAGGGCCATCTGCTCGAACAGGTTCGCCTTGTCCTCGTTCGTCCGGTTCCCCCAGCCGGCCTTCCGAGACTTCCGCTTCATCCCGATCTCAGGAACATCCCGGTAGAACACGTTCCCATAGTAGATGACCTCCATGATCTCCTTCGCAAAGGGACCAGACATCCCCGAATCCTCCCACCCCAAACGCGCCTTCCGCAGCCACAGACACAGCCCCACCACCACCCGAGCAAACTTGATTAGCGGCATCCCCTTCACCGTGTACTCACCGACCTGCTCACCAGTTCGGTCGTCCAGAATCGAAGCGACGCTATTCGAGGAGTAAGCCCCGTCGCTTCCCGAAGCCATGTCACAGCCCACCGTGAACGGGCCAAGGGGAGGGGAGTCGTCAGCGCCGGGCCGGAACCAGAGCTTCAAAGCTCCGTCGGCCCGGGGAAGCAGTCCAGTCAATTCCAAATCTTCTGAGTCGAATATGGGCGTCCCCTGCCAGATGGGAGCTCGGCAAGCCTTCTTCGCCTTATCCAAGAGTTCCGTGGTGAACACCTTCCCGACGGCCCCGCGGGGATCCCTGTCGAGCTGGGAAGCGATCAATCTCGGGGTGCTCGTCGGCCGGAGGCACCGCATGTCATACCACGGGGACCGGATCCGGCCTTCAAACTTGAACCCCTTCCGCTCGAGCCGGGACCTCAGATCGGGATTCTCCCGGTGATACTTATCGACCGCGGCCTGATCATCAGCCTTCCGGGCCACTGGCCTCTCATCGGTGATCACATAGCTATTCTTCCCGTGAATCGGGTTGTCCTTCCAATCCAAAACCAGATGAACGCTGTTCTTCGCAGTGTCCGGATTCTCACAGGCGTCGTGAAAAACGCCTTGATCGGCGTACCTTGCACTCACCATTCTGATGCAGTTGCTCACGTCATGGAGCGATTCCTGCACGGCGTAATCCTTCCCCCCCGCAATGAAGTCCCGAGCTCCGGCCTCGTCGATCGTGAAAACAGTCGCCCGTCCACCTGCTGCCACGTCCTGCCCTGCCGCATACCCAGAAAGCAGCGCGCCGTTGGACGGGTTCAGAAACGTGTGCTGGCCCAGGTTCCGATGCTTCTGAGGATCCCAACCCTCCGGAACCAGCCAGAAGGGGAGCTTTTCAATCGCCCAGGCCACTTTCCACAGAACCGTGCTCGAATCCGTCTTGGAATCCACCAAAGATTCGTTCCGCGTCACGAAACCGGCCGAGAACATCGGGTCCCTGAGCCATCTCCTCAAATCCACCCACAAATACCCGTAAGTTCCCCCCTGAGCCCGGCTCTTATCCACGATGACGTCGATGGTCTTCTCTTCCCCCGAATCGTCGATCGCCTTGTCGATGGCCAGGAACACAGGTTCCTGATGGGGCCAGGGGATGAACGGCCTCACCTTCACCTTCGCCCGCGGTTCATAAGACCAACAGCAGAACCCCATGAAAAACAGCAGGTCCGTCATGCAGGCGTCGTGAAGCGCCTTCCGAAACCGCAGATCCGTAATCGCCCGCTGCCGGCAGGCATATCGCCATTCCAGATTCTCCGCAGGGTCTTTGGGGTAGAGGTCGTAGAAGGGGGTCATCTCAGTTGCCGACCGATGAACTCGGTATAAGCGGGGGGAATTGCTTGGGATAGCTCCTTAAGCGGCATCCAGTCAATCCCCATCGCTGCCTTCTGTGTCGCCAGAGGAATGTTCCATCGGCCTATTTCCACGGTCCCACGGCACGGCAGACGAGCGTGGCCGCGGAGGTTTGACCGCCCGCCTGGGAACCGATTCGGCTCCCACATTTTGTGATTGCAGGCACGCGGGATTTGCAGGATGCAGTTCGACTCAAATAGTCGATGCCGCTGAACGTCGAGGCTGAACATTGACCCGCAAAGCATGATGGACGCCTTGAGCGGAGATCCTTCGACGTTCTCAATCACCCACGGCAGGCCAGTGGATTCGAGCGCCTCCCGAGTCGCTGGGATTAAATTCTCTCGCGGCTTAACGTGCCCAGGTCGCCGGCGGTAACGGGTGAATCCTTGGCACGGTGGGCTCGCGTGAATCGCGTCGAACTCTGAACCGTGGGAGGCCAGATATTCCAAGGCGTCCCCCTGGTGGAATTCAAACGGGTAGTTCGGCATCTGGTGTAAGTCCACGCCAACCACTTCAAAACCAGCACGCGCGTAGCCGACCGAGCAGCCGCCAGCCCCGCAGAACAGGTCCAGTAATCGCGGTTTCATCCGTCTATGTCCGCTCCTTCCATGTGAAACCCCGTCAAGACCAGCAGCTTCCGATCATCCTCCAGCACCTGAATCCGGACCAGGTTTACTTCCCGCTCCGCTTCCAACTCCCTCACCCGGTCCCGAAGCTCTCCAAAATGCTTCTCCAGGCACAGGGTGATTACCTTCTCCACTCGATCAACCTCGCTGTTCCGCTGGGAAATCCTACCCTCAATCTCCCACTCCTCGGGTTTTGGCGTTTCAAGATGCGGAGGCGACACAATCCAAAAGGCCGCATTCCGAACGTCCGAAGGCTGAAGATGGCCAGCCACTTCGATGATGTTCTCAATCCGCTTGTGTGCCGCACTCAATTCATCCCGAAGCTCTCCGATCAGCTTCTCGTGAGCCAGGAGGGCCGCTTCATCATCGGTTCGCCAGCGAGGGGAGGGCCTGGTGACCGGTTCGCCCTCACTCCCGTCATGCCACGCCCCACAAGCACACGGGCCTTTCAACATGTCGCACGGTTCATTGCAGCCGTTCCGGTAAACCACCGGTGACGCGGGTGACCGAGGAACCAAGCCTTGAGACGCGGTATCCATCGTTACCTCACTACGTTCTGCTGACGTGAAAGTGTTCCCATCGCCTGTTCCATCGTCAGCGTTGTAGAAATGGCGAGACCGTCCTGAACAAACACAGCCCCACACGGGGACCTCAAATACTTCTCCCCATTCCGCAGCTTCCGCCAAAGTACGCTCAACGCCAATTCTGAGTCCGCAGACAACATCGGGAATCGTTCCTCAAATCTACTCCTCGCATGAATGGTAAGACCTGGCATCCGGACTGGGGTTGCTTTGCCCATCTTACTTCGACTCCATCTCGTATATCGCCGCCGCGATCCAAGCCAGTTCATCCGCACTGAAACAGGCTTCACCGCGGAACGTGTACCGGCCGGCAAACTCGCTCCAAGTGATCGTCCCAACCGCCACTTCCGACTGGCCATCAATGCACACGTCCACAATCCGCTTCCCAAGAGCCAAAGTCACAGGGCCAGACGCATCCACCAGCTTGAGTAGGACTTTGCCCATCTTAACACTGAAAATGGAGTTTCGTGGGGAAGGGACAATCCGCGTGGGTCCCCGTCGCCGGCCGGGGGTCTGGATCAAATCGCTGTCCGGGCTGCTCGATCCAGGGCCATCCTCGCCCATCGAGACAGTGTGAGGCCATTGGAAGCAGCAGCCTTGGCCCACTTCTCGCGCTGGTTCGTACTCATCCTTACCTTGATGGAGGAGGAGCGAACCTGTGTACGATCTGTGAGGGGAGGGCGAGCCATGCGGTTATGGTACACCACTAACCCCCTTTGTCAACCTTCCCAGCGTCCTTCATCTCTTCCAGCAGCGCCCGAATCTCCCCTATCGCCATCCGCTCGCGCCTCACGAATTCAGCTTCATCCTGCCCGCTCGAAGCCTGCTTCGCTGCTACTTCCACGAACTTGGCGTAGCTGCGAATCGACGTCTCAAGCCAGCTCAAGGCGCTCATGCTCGGCGCAGGGCTGCGGGCCTTGCTCAGGTCAACCTTGATTCCGCCGCTTGGCTGCTCTTTCACGATCAACAGCCGTTCCGACTGCACCCAAGCTATTTCCTGGCCTAGACTTACGCTGCTTGGAAGCTGCGGCCAACCCTTAGGAATGGCGTCAAGGCCGCGAATTCCAGCCTTTCGCTCTAACTCCGCTTCCGCATTAGGTTTAGGAATGTCCACCTTCGGAGTAGAGTAGGACATTGTCCTATTGGCGGGTTCTTCAGTCCGCCGCCCGCCAGTTGACCCCCATCGGCCATCTGCACCGCGGTTGACCACGAGCACGCTCACGGGGGCCGGAGACGCCGCAGGAACGCTCCCCACCTCAGTCTTGGGTTCTGGCTCGACGATCGGCTTGGCTGCGTCCTGCGTCGAGCTGTGTGTGTTCTTATGGCTTGTGGGTGCGTTGGAAGCGGAAGCGGCCCGGTCGAGCTCCTCCGGGCTGGGCGTTGGGCTGGAAGTGGGTTCGCCTGGGGGAGTTTCGGGCATTGAACTGGGATCCGCTTGTTGAGACTGGGGGTTTGAAACGGCAGGTGTCTGGGGTCGAGTTGGCTCGTCGGAAGCGTTCCTGAGCGATCCTGGGAGCGTCTGTTTGGGGGATTATAGGGCGAAGCGGGGTGTAATCTCAATAGTAGGGCGAAATGGCTTGCACTCCTGGTGAACCGCACTACAATAGCCTCATGCCATCTAAAGCCGCTGCCGATCTGGCCCGATTACGCTGGAAGAACAAGTCAGCCGAGGACCGCCGCGAGACAATGGCGCGAGCCCGCGCGGCCCGCGATATGTCGCCCGAAGCCAGGGCCGAAATGGGCCGCAGACTAACCGCGGCCAGGGCTGCGAAGCGAGCAAAACCGCAGGCCGAATAAATTTTCTTCTCCTTGTCCTGTCTGGACTTAGGGCAATTCCGCAAATAATCCTGTTGACGCGATCTGCGGCAACCGTCTATAGTTGTGCGTACTGATGTTTTCCTGTCCTCAATGATAAGACGCTGCGGGATGAGATTACCGAAGCACTCGCCACAATTGAGGAGATCAACCGTGAACCTATCAAAACTAGCTGACCCCTTCCCCGATGAGGATATCGAATGGCGAGTCTCCCACGCCGGCCGAGGAGGGAAGGGAATCTACTGCCTGGTCGTGGCTTATATCACGGCCAGGGCGATTATGAAGCGGCTCGATGAGGTCTGCGGCCCGGAGAACTGGCGGAATGAGGAACCCCGCATGATCGAGGTGGGGAAGTCCGGCGCTTTCGCTGGCGGCATCTCGATCAAGATTGAAGGCGAATGGGTCACGAAATGGGACGTTTCCGAGCCAACTGCAGTTGAGCCGGCAAAGGGCGGATTCTCGGGCGCGATGAAGCGGGCCGGGGCCCAATGGGGAATTGGCCGCTATTTGTATTACCTGGACGAGACTTTCGCCGAGACGAGCGAAGAGAATCAGAAGGGATCCCGCGTTTGGAACAAGGCGAAAACCAAGGATGGCATCGAATACTACTGGAAGGCGCCAGGTCTGCCGGCCTGGGCGCTCCCCAAGGGCGAGGAGCCGGAAGTAAAGCCCGCCGAGCTCAACCAGCTCAAGAAGGTCTGGCAGGCGAAATTCGCCCCCGATCAGAAGAATAAAAAGGAACTGGCCGAGGGCTTCACGCGCTTCGTCACGTCCGTCGTGGGCGAATTCCCAATGGCTGACGCCTCGACCTGGACGCATGACGCTTTGGAACGCTGCACGAAGCGGATCGCCGAGACTAAAGAACCTGGTGGCGTT